AGCGTGCTAGTGCATGCGCGTCACCACCATCACCCACGTCCAGCCCGAAGTTGGATAGGTGCGTCGCCGCCACTGCATCCCAATACTCTGGGTCGTGGTCGTACCTTGCACGGGCAGACAGGAACCAGGAGCGGGGGACGATGCTGTTTGCATTGTCAGTGGGGAAACGTGCCTCGACCCGCCCCATCCAATAAGCGGAACCTTCGCCGTATTTCCGCCTGATCTTCTCAATCCAAGCAATCGAAATCGCGCCAGGTATAGTTTCTTTCGGCAATGCATCCAGCTTGACCAAACCCTTAGAATCTAGAATCTTCGCCGCTACTTCTGGTTTAAGTCGGTGCAACCCATCTGCGTTCAAATTGTATGCCCAACTGACATTAGGATGGCTCCATGCTGGGATGCGGATATGTGATAAGCGACAAGCCTTCTCGAATGGCGTGCCAGCGGCAGTAGGGTTGCCTATTGCCAGCAGTCGGTTGCGGGTGCCAGTTATGCAAGCAATCGCACCGTCATAAACTTCCTGACTGATCCCATTGGATTCGTCGAGGACGATCAGCAAGTCAACATTGTGGATGCCCTGGAAGGTGTCACTAGAATACGCATAAGACGCGAATCCGTAGGCTCTAGCCTGCTCTGAAACCTTGAAGAATAGCATTCCCTTCTCGACACTCCTATCAAGCTTGAAGGCGATTCTATCCAGCGCTTTTCGAATCTCGCTCCAGAGCAGCTCTTTCACCTGGCGATTAGTGGGGGCAGTCGTGACGGCTAGTCCACCCCTAGCTAACACGAACCAAGCCACAATCCAAGCGGAAAGTGATGTCTTCCCGGTTGAGTGAGCAGCTTGGACGTTAGTTTCCGTGTTGTCCTGCACTGATGCAATTATTTGCTTCTGCTCGTCGGTGAGGAAAGCTATCCCTAGTACTTCATGGATGAACTCAACTGGTCTATCTGCGTACTCAGGGAAAATCGCGTCACCAGTGGGGGCTACTAACCCATCTGCCAGCGACTGCAGCAAACCAAGCAGCAATGAGTTTTGAGTCGCCCCAGGATTGGGGACGAGTGCGGGTGGGTTGATGGTGCTAGGCGATGGGTTGGTCAGCACGAATTTCGCAAAGATTCGAAATCAACAATGTAGCCCTCATTATCGTACTTCCTCACGATGTCTTGGCGCGAGATTGCCCACTTCCTTGCCTCTGCTTGCAGCTTTGGTTCGTCGCTATGCAACCAGGAACGGTATTTCTTGACGACTACTTGGTCGACTGGCTTGGTGTTGCACGTCATGTGATTTTATTTGAGTTCTCAAAAACTTTGACAAAACAGGGATTATTTGGTATTGGTTGCTTTTTGTCCCAGCAATAAGACATCAACAGCATCAAGGGGCAGACTCAGTTCGACTGCGATCGCCTCCATCGGACGTCCTTGTTCCAGATGCTGCTTCACCCGCTTCCTCTGGCGAATCAAGAAAGTGCTGACTGATGAGCCTGCAATGCCCAGCCTCTGAGCAATAATTTTGATGGGCAAGCGGTCTACGCAGTAACGCTTGAGCACTAGCTTAGCCGCAGACTCACTGCTGAAGAAACATGAGAACTTGTCGGAAGTTTGCAGTGCTGTTTGCTTAGTCATGATTTTTTTATTTGAGTATTCAGGAAATTTGACAGATTGACGAAACTATGCTGCTTGGTGCAGTTGGAGGTAGACCACTTTCTGCTTGTCGGTGGTGTGCCACCAACCCTGTAACTCCGGCGTAAGTTTCTGCCAGTAGACGGTGAGAATGAATATCTTCCTACTGTTTATCATCCTCACGGCATAAGAGGCGTGGTGTTTCGTTGCCCCGTCGAGGACGAAGCGCTTGCCGACACGATTCCAGTAAGGCTCCTTCGATTGCCACTGCAGGCGGCAGCAGGGGTAGGGTAGCTGCTCCCTGTCGTAAAGCTGGCAGACGGGACCGACCACTTCGTAGGAGAAGGCTGCGCCAGGACTAGTGAGAATATCTCCTTGTTGCAGAATCATTTTCCATTTGAATATTCAAGGAATTTGACGAGTCAAAGACATGTACATCAAATCGATTCGTATTTGCGGAAGTCTGGTAGCGGGTCGCCTTCCAAGCAATGCCACAAGTGCAGGCAGCGGTCGTGGTCTGAGACATGCTCAGAGGCTTTAGGAAAGACTTGGTATGCAGCGCGATCGCTTCCTATGATGTAGCGCTTGACGAATCTGGTGTCTGCATAAGTGGGGATGCAGTCCTGGCGCGAGAAGCTGACGTGATACCAGAGCTTGCAATCCGCCTCTATCGTGAAGCTAGCTATCGTTATGAGCCTGTAAGCCTTGAAACCGTTACCTTCTGCAAGTGACGAGGTGTAGACGCGCAGAGTGCCATCCATGATCTCAACGGTTGTGTTGCGTGGTGTCAGCTCAGGGAATGGCAAGGGAATATTCAAATCCTTTAAGCGATGGAGTGCTGCTGATCGGCGTTCCTTGACTTCAGCTTGCAGCTCCTTGATTGTTTTGCCGCTAACTCGCTGGAGGTCTGCTATTTGTTGCTCAAAGGTTTTCATTTGATTGATGAGGAAGATGATGGAAAAACGAATTGTGTTAAGCTTGTGTCGGCTCCTTGAGGGGGAGTTACATTTTTACTTCCAGAAGCATTCAGTTGGGAAATACTGAATGCTTCTACCAACCTTTACTGTTGAGCCTTTACTGTTGAGCCTTGCCTGTTTGACTGGCGAACAACTTGAGCATCTTCAAGAACATGTCAACGACCCTTGTTGGATTGTCGTAGCACTCAGCAGAGGAGAAGCGTTTTATGAACCAAATGCCGTTCGCATTCCACACCATGTCCCTGGCATGGTCATTCGCTGCTGACTGGTGGTACATTTCGCCGTCGCATTCCAGAATTCCCCATGCGCCTTCGTAGCAGACGAGGAAATCAGCCTCGCGGTTGACCCGGCTATATTCCAGGGACAACCGTCCTTTGGCGTTGGGGAAATACAAAACCCCACGCTCATCAAGCGCTTGGGCGATCCTGATCTCCGTCTTTGAGCGAAAATGCAACCCATTCCATTGGTACTCCCCGCCTAACCCTTGATTGTTGCCATCCCCGACCCCGACGGAGGATTGACCGCTGGCATGTCGGATGAATTCAATTGCAAGATCCTGTGCAGACTCTCGTGCTGAAACTCCTGTGGGGACAGGATTCTCTTCCACTAACTTGAGAAGCCGTTGCCTTCGAGCTTCAAAGTCCCCTCTTTCCTCGTCCTCCTTCTGGCAGACGATGGAGACGTCCACGGGGAACCCTAATACATTCGCAAAGGCAAGCCTTATGTTCTCCATGTAATGAGCACGATAATGCTTAGCTTGACACTCTCACCGCTTAACCCCTTCGGGCTTGAAGCGGGAGATTCTTTAGAAGAAAACCAAACTTTGTAGTTTAGTTTTGAACCATACTTACACTATGTTGCTTCCACCACGGCGTCTTTTTGCGGATATTTCTACCCAGAACACGGCAGATTCAGCAGTGCTTTCTGCAATCAAGGTGGCGTCAATTACCTCTATCCTCTCCGCCATCACTGGCATTGAGTGTACTTCTGACTCTCACCCTAAGAGTTTTACCGTTAACAGGATTAAGTTAACGAACCCCCTACTCTTATTCCTTTGTCTTGGTACAGTTGCTAACTTTGTGTGTTATTTGATTCACTCACCATTCGCCCCATTTTCTACCTCCAGAAGTAGGACGAACCTTACGAATCCGGTGTTGGGGGGTTTCAACCCGCGACGAATTGGGTCAACGTGTCTTGTTAGCTGTAATTATTTTAACACAACTGTCGTCAGTAAACACTTCAACCTCCGTTTCCTCTCACCGCTTACCTTACGGTCAAGCGGGAGTCTCCACGGAGGTTGAAAGATGAAGAATACTATTGACACGGATGACTGCTGTCTTATTCACATAATCGAACTTGTCTAATTCACTTTTTCCTTTGATGAAAAGGTGCGTTGAGTAAGGTTGGATGCGTTCCACGACTTGATTCCACAAGTCCTGCAATTCCTCGCTAGTAGGATTGGGCATGATTGGTCTATCCTTTTTTCAAGTTCTTTAACCTGCTGTATCGACCTTCAAACAGTAGCTTGATGGTCCCAGTTGCACCGTTGCGGTTCTTCGTGCAACCGATCTCCATGACATTCTTATCAAAAGTGTCCGGGTTGTAATATTCGTCCCTGTAGCACAAGAGAACGACATCTGCGTCCTCCTCAATCCTGCCGCTTTCTCGTAAATCAGACATCTTAGGACGCTTATCTAGTCTTCCTTCGACGCCCCTGTTGAGTTGTGACAACAACAAGATGGGAACGTTGTAATCTTTTGCAAGCAACTTGAGTTGGCGTGTTATTTCTCCTAACTGTTGCACTAGACGAGTGTCAGAACCGTCCGCCATTAATTGCAGATAATCAATGACGATCAACTTCAAACCTTTGTGCTGGGCAATAGCAGTCCTGACTTTGGAACGGATTTCATGGACACTAGGGCAAGAAGTATCGTCAATGAGCATAGGCAACGACCCTATCTTGTCAATTGCAAGAGCAATCCTACTCCAGTCATTAGGCTCAAATAAACCCTGCTTAAGCTTATCTCCTTCTACATTGGCAATGTTAGAGATGAAACGCCTGATGATTGACTCTTTGGTCATTTCCAATGAGAAAATCATCACTGGTTCTGTGTACGCACAAGCAATTTCAAAAGCGATTGAACAAGCAATTAAGCTTTTACCAATCGATGGACGCCCACCCAGAATAACCAGCTCACCAGGAGTAAAGCCACCTACTAAATTATCTAAGTCGTAATACCCTGTTTTTATGGTGTTTGGCATACCAGAATTGAAAATTTTATCCAATTCTTCGTATACGCGAATAGTGATCTCTTGAGCCACTTCAACTTTCTGGGTCAACTTCCCGCCTTGCTGAAGTGCAAACAATTTCTCCTGGGCTAGAGTCAATCGTTCTTGGAAAGGGGCTGGATCGTGCGCCAACGATGAAATTTGCTGCCCAATCTCAAGCAAGAGTCGAGATAGTGCTTTTTCTGCGACGATGGCGGCCACAGAATCTATGTTGACGCTAGTGACAGTCCTTGCCATGAGTTGCCCCAGTTTAGCCCTACCATCGACACACTCAAGTAATTTGCGTCTTTCTAGCCACTCAGCCACTGTGATGACATTAATTGGCGTGCCAGCCTGCCAAATGTCGTAGCAAGCCCTGTAGATGTGCTGGTGAGAAACTAAAGAAAATGATTCCGGTTGCAACGATTCACCAACTCGTTCGATGGCATTGGAATCGAACAGGAGTGCTCCTAGCACTGCCTCTTCAGCTTCAGGATTTGCGGGTGGTAAACTCTGATTGTTATTCAAGGTCGCCACCTTCAAACTGTTTTCTTGATTTGTCAAACATCCTTGAAACGACATCACCAGCAGTTAGAGTCTTGCCTTCTCTTGAAAGAGATGGATTCAGTTGATGGGCTTTGTATGCCCTCGTGAACTCTTTTTTCAACCACCGCAGATCGTCTTCTTGCGTGAGAGCAATTGAGTTCCTGCCCCCGACAGAACGAACTGCAAATCGAATCGAACTATCAAGCGGGAAGGAATGAAAGAATTCGTCATCGCTGCGTAGTATTGCCCTGACGCATTCATCCCACGCCAGTAATGCCTCAGAATCTGCATCCCCTTTGATCGCCTCAGCTAGTTCTTTTGCAGTAGGGAATGCGCGGCTTTCTATAATCACTTTCTTCACTGCCTGCTGGAACTGCTCAGTGGTCAGGCGCTCATCCAGGTATTCTTTCCACATCAGAGCGACTGAATCCGA